ATCAACAGTCTCAGAGAATGTCTCACGGCGTCCCTCTGCGTCTAGCCACTTAGCATAACGACTTAGCGCGATGAAACTCTGGTAGTCGGTAGGTAGTACGTTATTGTTGTTCATTCAATTTCTCCTCGTTCTTGTTTATCTGCTGGCAACCACACAAGACGGTCAATGTCACCACGGTTCATACCTATGTCTCGTAGCTCTCGGTCAGTCATCCGGTTCAGGTGCTTAATAGCCTCCCGGTGTTCACGCCATGTAGCCAAGTAGTTAACGTATCTCCAGAACCAACTCATTTGATCACCTTCACATTCTTTCCTAGTGCTTTACAGATTTCTTCCACAGTCATCTCTTCTACAGGATTCATAGTGGCCTTATGCTCCTCTTCAGTTAACTCTTCACCATTCAAGTACCACTCCTTAGTGCCATCACCCCAATCTACAGCAGGACCATCTTCACGGTGTCGCTTACCATTCAAGTACCAAGACTCACCGCCGTCTATATACTCTACAGCAGGACCATCTTCACGGTGTTTCTTACCATTCAAGTACCAATGCTTAGTGCCACTCTCATAAACTTCTACAGTATACGTAATCATCTGTTATCTCCTTGTTTTTTTCTGTGTCTTTTGATGCGTTCAGATATGGAGCTTTGAGATATGCCGACCTTATCTGCTATCTTGTCTTGGCTAAGCCCAAGTTCGTCGTACATATACACAACGTCCTCTGTCTTGACACTCTTATTGAACCTGCCACTTTTCTCTCCGACACACATGGTGCCATCTGTCCACTTGTCATCTGAGTTAGTTTGTGGACTACCAAGGTAAAGATGTGCAGGTTTTACACACTTACGGTTGTTACAAGTGTGGCAAACCAGTTTACCTTCTATAGCCTCTTGACCGTAAAGAAGACGCATAACTTGCCTAGACACAGCCTCTAACTTACCTTGGTACTTTGCCCTAGGGTATCCGTCCTTATCAGGCGTACCGTGCGGAGTCTCTATACAGTCACCTCTCATCGCCGGACCCACGAATAGTCCCACGTTCCTTACGTGCAGACAGTTTCTCTACGTTCTTATCGATAGTCTCTTGTGGGTCTAAACCTAAGGCACTATGAAGAGCATACCAGTAGAAGATCACATCCCCTAGTTCCTTCTGGATAGCTTCTTCATCCAGAGTGTTATCCCTGAAGAACTTCTTGATCTTCTCAGCTACCTCACCAGCCTCACCTACTAGACCTAGTGTGTTCTCAGCTAGACGATCCCTACCATGGGTTAAGATCATAGACTCTACGAAGGTAAGGTAGTCAAACCCCTCAGGCTTACTCTCAGGTAGAGGTCCGTTGTTCTCCCCGTAATTACTGTACTCGTCAAAACGGTTAGCCTTAGCTCTCTCAAGTGCGCGTTGTGTGTCTTCTTTAGTCATAGGCTTAATCACATTAGTCTCCCATAAAATTCAGTTGGTCCTGTATGCTCATAGTCAAACAAGTACCAACAACAGTTATCCTTACCTACACTCTTACTGTCTTCGATCCACTTGACCCTACCTACAGATACAACCTTCTTGCAGTACGTCATAGAAGCTGCTGACTGCTTAGTGTGCATCCAATCGGCATCAAACAATAACCAAGTAGGCATCTGTGTTGTATACCACTCAATGAACGGATGCAAGAACTTTCTGTCCCATGGCGGGTTAGTAATACAGAAGTCCACCTCATCTACAGCCATTATACTTAGAGCGTCATTAGTCTTGATGTCAGGCGCTCTAGGCTCAATGTCACTCTTGTAGACGCACACCCCGGAGCCTTCTGTAAGCTCTGAGATGTGGTTCACAAGACGACCATCGCCAGCACAGGGTTCTATGTAAGTGAAACCTTCTAGTGGCAGATGGTCAATCAGAGGTTCTACAGCTTTGAGAGGTGTGGGGTAGAAGTCACGTTCAACCCTAATAAAATTGCTGCGTTTCCCCATACTCTTGATCCTCTAGTGATTGCAAGAAATCTACAAGACCTACAAGAGTAACCTGAGTTACAACATAAGTCTTGAACTGAAGATAAGCGATGAACACAAGAAGTGTCAAGGTCAAAGCCATGAAGATTGTTTCTAGGGTCATTGGTTTTCCTTATTTGTATCGATGTCCGCAACCATTGAGTTAAGATACCACTGAGCCTTCTTCAAGTCCTCAATGCCGTTCTTGTACTTGTACCGCCAGAGATACTTCATTACGTTACCCTTGCAGTAGTCCTGATAGCCACCCCCAAGAGAAGCCTTAATAGCATCAATACATTCGATACCTGCTTGGTTGTAGTGACTAGGGTTGTTTACGTTATCCATCCCCATACTCCTTCTCTAGCATATCCATAGACACAAACATAGGCTCAAACATACCGTTGTCAACCCCTTTCATCAGGACTACACCATTCCACCAGTCTCGGTTCGCTTGGCCCGCCCACGATTCCTCATGTCCTTTGTAGCAGCCAACCACCATCCCGATACTATTAGCGCCATCCTTAAAGTACACATCACGCTTATGACTGTGGCCGCACACAGAAGAGTTATGACGGTTGTTGATGACGGAATAAGCATGGTGAATACCAGAAGTAGCTGTACCAAGGTTCCCAGAACTAAAGTAATGAGCAAAGTCAACACCACAGTAGTTAGAGATTGCGGGGGCGCTATTGTAGTATTCGTGGTAGTCATCGAACCAGAGGTCTGTTTGAATATGCCCGAAGGATATCCCGTAGCCTTGTCCCGTGCGATCTTCGTTTCGGGGATTCTCTTTAATAGCCTTTTTGATCCTGTTCTCATGGTTCCCCTCAAAACCTACCCAATGCAGTTTCTTACGCTTGAGCTTCTTGTATGGTGCGCGTAGTCGATCCTGAGCTTCGTTGTAGTGATTGATGTCGTCTCCGTAGTTCTGCATTACTACAGCCTGAGGATAACGAGTGTCAAAGCTATTCAGGCTGCACATGTCAGCACCGTCACCTAAGTCAATAACCATATCAGGTTTAACATCAGCGACGTACTGGCCTAGCCAATCGAAACGCTCGTTGCTTACTTCAGGTGCTGTATGCGCACAACTGAATACTAGGATGTCTTTAGTCATACTCAATTACCTCCTCTTGCTGATCTTGCAGGTAGACACTCAAGGCGAACATAGCGTCCTCTAGGTTGATGTTGTTAGTCTCTAGCAGTTCAATAAGCTTAGTCATTCCTTAGTCTCCTCAATTCTCATCTCAACTTCAGGTTCCTCAAGCCACTCATCAGGAATGAACTTGTCAGCATATAGGAACCTATGACGCTCACACCAATCAGCATAAGAAGTCTTACTGCCTTTGTTGATCTTAGAGTTCGCATTAGTAAACACGAACCTAATGTCCAACTTAGGGTACTGCTCCTTAATCTTCAGGTGCTTTCGTCTATCTGCGGGTACGAACCGCCCTTTAGTTTCTACGATGATACCGTTACTGTTAATCACAAAGTCAGGTGTATAGGACCGCCACTGGTGATCCTCCCACTTGATCTTGTGCTTCTCATACTCATAGGGTACGCCCTTGTCCTCTAGGTGCTTGCAGTTGTCAGCCTCAAGACCTGAGCGTACCCCATACTTTAGTTGTGCTGCCTTACGTTTGTTCATCTAGGGAGTCCTCTCTTAACCAAACTTCGTTATACCAGTCACCCTCGCCTAAAATATGGCTAATTCTATCAACCAACGTCTCACCTTCACCTACCCAAACCGTATCGGCGGCATATAAACAAACGTCTTCCCTGATCTTTTTTAGTTCCTCTCTAAAGTCTAAGTTTTCCTTCATACCGGAGGCTCCCACATTTCACCTTCGTACCTACGCAACCACAAAAGCCTAGCGTTCTCTAGGAGAGCATTAGCATCCCCCTTGTACATCTCTAGTGCCTTCTGGTACATCTCCTGCACCGTAGTACACCCTTCGTAAGCCTTCTCAGCTTTCTTAGGTCCGATACCCGGAACGCCCTGAATGTTATCCACTTGGTCTCCTGTTAGTAGTTGCTTGTAGAAGAAGTAGTCTCCTTTCTCTTGACTTACCTCTGTCCACTCTTTCTTAACGAAGTTATAATGCGTACCGGGGATCATAAGCAAGTCCTTGTCGATGGAGACGATAGTGCAATCCCCTTTTAAGTCTGTTGCTTTGATCCCGATAGCATCGTCTGCTTCCTGCCCTTCGACTATCTCTGCACCCCACTGTTGCACCAGTTGGTCCCTAGTGGCTGGCAGATGTTCAGGCTTAGGTGGCCTCTGACCTTTGTACACCTTGATAGTCGCTAGGTCTTTACGGAAGTTCCCTGAGCCTGTCAGATAGAACCATGCGTTCTGCCCTAGAGTATAGTTAATAGGGTAGAAACAATCGTACATGATCCCACTACAGATGTCGTCTACCTTCTGACGTGCCTGTTTCTCTGGTTCATCCTTTGCTGAGAAAGCTGCGCGATAGGCAATGATGTCTGCGTCTACGAGTACATTAGTCA